TGGATTACATAACTGATGCGACCATTGGTTTTCCCGTATGATCGAATTTGATCTGCCAAATATGCTGAAAGCCCTTTGTCGTCAGAAAGCCGAGCGTCAATATCAATTGCTCGCACGCATCCATTTGCGTCTGGGTTGTGATCGCTTTTTCGTGTGCTATGTCTAGCATCACCAATCCACCCATCAGATTTACGGCTACGTTCTGGGAAGCAATCATCAATTTGTTCCCTTAATTGAACAGCTGCTTTAGATAACCAAGGCTTCATTAGCTGAGAAGTAGTTTGGCTTCATCCTCAGTAATGCCAAGTTTTTCAAGCAATGCTGTTTTAGCCTGTGCCTTGGCTTGCGCTTCGGCTTCTTTAGCAGCTGCACTAGCCAAGTCAATTGCTTTTTGTGCTAAAAATGCTTTTTTGTCATCACCTGTTAATTCGATGCGCTCGTTATCAACTGCTACAAATATCTTTTCCATTGTCTTAACTCCTATTAAATCCATAGACGGAAATTTCACCAGTTATTGTGCCTGTTGCTGGATAAAATGAGCAACCTGTATAAGAAGTGCTATCAGTATGCAATCCACCAGTAGTTCCACTTCTAGCATTTTCAGCGTAATGCTGATAATTAATTCCAGTTTTTGTTGCTGTAAATGGATTCAATACAAGCAATTCACCTGTTTTAATTCCACTAGTTGCCCCATAACTCAAAGGAATTGCACCAATGGCAGTTTCTACAGACCCAGCAACTGTGTTTCCGACTTGAACTTGTATTTGTGAAATATTGTAATTAGTTGTTGCATCACTTCCTGAAACTCTTAATCTGAATTGCAATTCTGCTGCATCGCTCATTACTACTGACCATACGATTTTATAGTATTTATAGGTTGATGAAAAGATGTCATTCATATTTTGAGCACTAACACTTGAAGGCTCATATTTATTAATAAAAGTTAATCCATTACCTGATCCAGCGGGTGTTGCCCATGCAGGAACTCCACCTACAACAGTTAAAACTTGACTTGTCGTTCCAATTCCAAGTCTTGTATTTGTGTTGGCTGTTGATGAACGATATTCAATATCGCCAAGGGTTGTGGAAGGGTTTAAGTTTTTTGTCGTGGTATCAATAGATGAACCAAGCGTGCGGATAGCAGCTGCGCCATCCTTAACCAACGCAGTATCGTCAGGCGTTGTCCAGCCGTAATTAGTAGTAGTTGCCATTTTTCTCCTATTATCAGGCTACGATTGTAGCGTATTCCCATGTTAAAGTTGGATCAATTGTGTTCCATGCCTCGGTAATTGGCACAGTATTCCAGCGCATTGCCACTTGGCTAAACGCCACAGGCGAAAGATTGATCGTTAAAAATAGTTCATTAAACCTAGTGCTCCATTTCCATCCTTCAACATAACCCTCAAATACTCCATTTGAAATTTGGGCTGGTAGATTTTGAATGTTTAGGGGTTGACCCATAAAAACACCTAAAAGGTTATCCCGATCGCTGTTGTCAATTTGAGGATTGGTTATTGGAAAGGTTATGGATTGAAATGCTGCTAATGGAAAAGCACGCTGCGCAATATATCTATCTGCCACAGCTTGAGCATCTACCGCTGAGTGAATAGTTGAATTAATGCTTTCGGACTTGTATCCATATAATGCAATCGATTCTGGGCTTGAGGCAGTTTTTTGTGATCCAAAGTTGTTTCCGTAATTGATATAAATATCATTGCGAATATCAGCTGATCTTGTAATGGTAGATAAACCTTGACCCAAGGCATGCTTAGCGTCTAAATCAACATAACCATTAGCCAAAAGGTAGGTTTGGCGATGGTCAGCATCTGCATAGCCAATATCACCATTTGGGGCTTCATACAAATAACCAAATGCGCTATCAGCAATAAGGCTTGCTATGTTGTAAATGGTGTCAGGCTCTGATGCTCTGTTTTCCATTGTGTAAAGTCCTGGTTGATCTATTTCGCCAAGTCCTTGATTTCCGGCATTTGCCCAAGTTTCACTTGGATCATAAGTCGCCCAAGTTGAAGCTGCCGGAACATCATTCCAAGTTGCAAGCAAAACACTTGATAAGAGATCAAAAATTTGGTTTCCATCTTCATCTTGTGAAATTGTGTCTGTGTAAATTTCTTTGGCAAGTTTCACCAATGAACCCATTGCCAAGATTGTGTAATTCACAACAGTTGCCAACGAGCCAGTTGCTCCGACTTCAACAGTCAAATCAGTAATATCTCCACCAAATAAATTCACATAAGATCCTGCACTATTTTTAACTTGCAGACTTAGAGAATCATTAATTTCAAAAGGCAATGTTTGACCAGATAAGGCAACTAAAGCAACCTGCAAATAAGATGGATTAGGTTGAGTATAAATATCATCTCGACCGGCTTGATGTGCAATATCGCTAATAGCAATGTCGGTGTAATCAACACCAGCAACAGTTAATTTCCAGTCAGGTGTCCAGACTGTCATTATCGAGCCCTAGTTATCCCGCTGTTGTATAGCTGTGGAACGGATCGGGATGCGCTGTCATTTAATACTTTAGCAACTGCTCTTGCAGCACCTTCGGAATCAACTGATTGAACTGTAATGTTATTGACTGTTGTGCCAGCCCTTGCTGCCCCAGTAGCCAATTGAGCAGCAGTAGCGGTTGATGCAGCACTTGCAGCATTACCTCCAGAAACGGCACTACTTACAACTCCGGTTGCGATACCGGCAGCAGCCAAAGCAACGGCACCAGCAGCAATAGATCCTCCACCAGTTGCAAAAGCAGTTGCCACGCTTGCAGCGGTTGCTGCTGCCCTTAAAGCAACCATTGCTGTAATCAATGTTTGAATTGCTGCCACAAATGCAATGATTTTATTGGCTACGAATACAGTTGCAATAATGCCACCAAGTATTAACAATTCATCTTTTATACTAACAACAAAAGCAATAGTTGTTTTCAATTGTTCTCCAAATTCGTATGCGCCTTGCGTTGCGTCAGTAACACCAGCCGTAACGCTATTCTCTCCGGTTAAGCCGGCAGCCAAAGCCTGAACATTCGGCACCACCACAGCAAGCAAATAATCAGCAAATTGTTTCATAATTGGAAGTAAGGCGTTTCCAATTTGTTCTTTAGTTTCGTCAAATGCAATTTCTAATTGCCTCATCTTAAATTCTGCGTTTGTCGCTTCATTATCAATAAAGCCTTTATAAGTTCCCTTCAGCATCTGCATGATTTCGTCATGAGATTTGGTCTTGAGAGTGGCAGCATCAATGCCTAAGCCAAGTTTGCCAAGTGCTGCATTTTGACCATCAAAACTTTTGCCTAAAGCATTTGTGATTACTTCAAGTGGCTTGCCAGTAGCAGTTGCAATTTCTTGAGATAAAGACAATAAATCTTGAGCCTTAGCCACATCATTTGTTGATCTAATCAATCGAGCGAATGCTGGTCTTAAAACATCATCAGTTGTTGCGGTAGCAATTGATTGCTTTGTAATGTATTTATCAATAGAAGCAATTTGATCCTCAGTTGCTTTAGTGCTCGAACGAATTGTTTGTTCTAAAGATTTGCGGGACTTTTCATCCTCGGCTGCTGCCTTTACAGCTGATACCGCAAATGCTCCAACAGCTGCCCCAACCGCTGCAAATGCTAATGCTGCTTTTTTGCCAAAATCAGCAATCTTGTCTGCGCTTGATTCAACAGATTTATTGGCTTCGCCTAAACTCTTTTTTAATTCATCAACATCAGCAAGGATAGATAACTTAAGCGTGCGATTACCCGTAGCCATTAGACCCATTCCTTAATGATGCGATTGAAAGCCTGTTCCCATTTGTTAATCAATTCAGGCTGAATTCTGCGAAGCGTTGGATAGATAAACCACCCTCTCGAACCTCTGCCTTGCCTTCCTGAATATGCAGGGAACTGCTTGAACTTATTAGATCCAAACTCAACACCACCCCATAGGGTTTGCGTTGTAGCCCCACCTGAAAACTTTTGTCTTGCGAAACCATAACGGAACTCACCGATTTTGCTGGATTTAGAGATGCTAACTCCGTCTGCGACTCTTTGCGCAACCTTGCCAGACTTTGTTCGACCTCTAGCTGCTTGTTTAATTTCCTCTGATGCAAAATACGCCAAAGCAGCAGATTGAGTTCTTGCTTCCTCTGTTGCTTGGTCATCCATAAGTTTAAAAGCCTTGTATAGATCACGCAGATCGGATTTGTTGTAAGCAATGGTTTCATTTGCCATGCCTTTCCTCCAATATCTCGATCGCTGTTAAAACATCCTCGCCATCAACCCATTCACTCATTGGTATTTGTGTGGCTATTGCCAACTGAACCAATAATCTGTTTAGGCTTCCGACTGGGTAACTTTTGGGGATGCATCACCGACAATTACATCGACGACAGTTTCCATCCAAGCCTCATAAGGTTTAACTGGTTTGCCGGCATTCTCTCGCTTAAATGCGTGATATGCCAAAAACATTAAATCGCTAATACCCATCTTTTCAGATGCTTGACCAATAATGTTTCCAGTTGCCTTTTCCCATTTAGACCACTCAGGTGGTTGGGCAATGTAGGTTGCTTGCTCACCTGAGTTATATTCAATTGTAATTGGTAACTTCATTTGTTTGCTCCCGTTTTATTTTTTAACTAAAGGTTTCGGTTACTGCGCCTTTAGATACTGTAAATGTGAATGATACTGTCTGAGCATCAACACCTGAACCACCGGCAGTTGGAAACTCCGGCTTTACTGGAAACACAAACTGTGCTCCTGATGCAGCTGTAAGTGTCATGCTGAT